AGTGACCCATGCCCTGGTTCCGGGTGGAGGAATCGTTCTATTCGCACCCCAAGGTGCTCGCCCTCGACAGGCAGTGGAGAGCACACGACATCGGTGCGTGGCTACTCGCCGGCACATGGGCTTCGCAGCAGCTGACCGACGGCTTCGTGTCAGCTGCCTCGCTGAAAGACCTCGGTATTCCCAGCAAGACCGCAGACCGCTTGGTCAAGGCAGGCCTATGGGAGTACACCGATGACGGGTACCGGTTCCACGACTGGAGCAAGTACCAACCCAGCCGCGTGGATGTCTTACGCCGTAGGGAATCCGACCGGCTCAGGCAACAACGCGGCCGTGATCGTCAACGCCGCGGGCACGACCCGGGTAGCCCGCCTGTCACGCCGTGACAGATGCGTGACGGCATACCCGCGACACGCCCGAACGCGTGGAAGTGTCACGGCTGTCCCGACCCGAAGGGTCGGGTTAAGTAGTTCTGTGGTTACTAAGACCGGACGAACGTCGCAACCACAGACCGCGCGCGCGCGAGTATCACCATGAGCGAGTCCACGCGCAAGGTGCTCATCACACCCGACCCGAAAGACCCCGACTACTACCGCGCGTCTGGGCGTGACCTGCTACGTGCACTCGCCCCGCACAACATCGGGTCCGTCGACCGCGCGCCCGGCGGTGTCGCATTCCACCGCGAGTTCGCCGACGAAGTCCGCGCCGCGCTCACCACCGCCGGCTACCAGATCATCGACGGCACCCCACGCACCGGCCCGGCCACCCCGACACCACCCCGCGGCCACACCAGCTGGAACCACGCCCACTACGTCGCCGACGAGGACAACCTCACCATCCTGCTGCCCACCAAAGACGGACGCTGGGCCTGGCCCACCCCCGACAAGTACGGCCGATACCGGATCACCACCGGCCACTGGGTCGACGAGTCCCCGACCTGCCCACGCTGCAACCCCGACCACGCCCCACTCGCCGCCGTCCACCGCGGCGGCATCATCGACCAGGTCCGCGCCGACATGCGGCGCATCCAGCAACGATCCGCCGCCGTCACCAGCAGCGACCCGCTCGCCGGACTGACACCGCAGCAGCGGGCCGCCCGGCTGTCGAGCGACTTCCGCCACGCCAACCCCGGACTGTTCACTCCATCCGTTGACCCTGACTCTGCGCCGGAGGCAACCCGATGATCGCCGACCACCAGCTGCGCATCGCACCCGACGGCAGCACCTGCGTCCTCATCCAAACCGACGACTGGCGCCACGCCGAACCGCGCAGAATAACCCGGGCCGCCGACAACAGCGCTACCATCACCGCGAGAGTTGGGCCCAACTCCGAGGTCTCCGCAAGCATGCCCGGAGGACAACAGGTGGCCCTCAGAACCGAACTCGACACCCGCGCCTGGAAGCAGCTCTCCAAGCGCATCCTCGCCCGCGACCGGCACACCTGCCAGATCCGCGGCCCCCACTGCACCGGCGTCGCCACCACCACCGACCACATCACCCCGCGCATCTACGGCGGTGACATGTGGGACCCGGCCAACCTGCGCGCCGCCTGCCGGCCCTGCAACGCCGAAGGCGGCGGACGGATCACCCGAGCACGGCGGCAGCGGTACGCGCAGCGGATCCCGACGTGATCACCATGGTCGCAGTGGATCACCGCATGATCGTCGGTAGCGGCGGTGTTGATCAGCGCATGATCGTTGATCAAGCGCTGATCACCAAGTCGATCATCGCAAGATCGTTGATCAAGGGGGAGGGGGGGTCCGACACCGGCTCGCCGCTTAACAGCGGGTTCACTGCTCCGAACGGTTTCTTTCCCCGGCCAGATTTTCCCAAGTGGATCTTGACTGATCGGGTAGTGGATCAATGGTGATCAACTATGCGCGCAGTGGATCAAGCCGTGATCGGGTAGTGGATCACCGTGGCTAGCCGGGTGGGCCGCTGCGAGCGGGCGCTGAACGAGCAGCTGCGGGACCGGGGTGACGTGGGTGCGGCGGAGCGGGCGGCGTTGCGGGTGTGTGCGCGCGCGTTGGACCGGGCCGACCGGGACGCGGACGTGAAGCTGGTGGGTGATGTCTCCAAGATCTATCTCGAGCTCCGCCGTGCGGCAGGGCTCACTGCCGGTGAGGGTTCCGCCGCCGGCGGGGATCCGTTCGTCGCGTTCGCTGCCGGGTTGTCCGCCGCCGGCGTGGGCAACGCCGCGGACCGAGGGTAGGGAGACGCTCGGTGGTGAGGTGGCGCGGGTTGCGGAGGCTCTCGGCTACCAGCTCATGCCGTGGCAGCGGCTGGTCGCGGATGTGTCGTGCGAGATCGACCCGGCGACCGGCCTGTTCGCGTATACGAGTGTCGGGATGAGCACCCCGCGGCAGTCGGGGAAGACCGTGGAGATTTCTGCGGTGATGCAGCATCGGGCGTTGTCGGGGCGGGGTCGGCGGGTGTGGTACACGGCGCAGTCGGGGAAGGACGCGGCGGATTGGATGCTGGACGAGCATGCGCCGCTGGTGGAGTCGAGTCCGGTGTTGGCGGGGGCGGCGAAGGTGTCGCGGGCGGCGGGCCGGGTGGGGGTGTTGTGGCCTGGGTTGGGGTCGATGGTGCGGGTGTTTCCGCCGACGAAGAAGGCGTTGCACTCGAAGGCGACGGACCTGGTGATGCTTGACGAGTGTTGGGCGCATGACCCGGTGCGTGGGGTGGATTTGGATCAGGCGATTGTGCCGACGCAGGCGACTCGGCCGGGGGCGCAGGTGTGGAAGGTGTCGACGGCGGGGACGGCGGATTCGGATTGGTTTTGGCGGTCGGTGAAGTCGGGTCGGGCGGCGGTGGAGGAGGGTCGCCGGTCGGGGGTGGCGTGGTTCGAGTGGGCGTGCCCGGAGTCGTTGGATCCGTGTTCGCCGGCGTCGTGGCCGGAGTTCCATCCGGCGTTCGGGATCACGATCGGGGTGGCGCAGATGCGGGCCGCGTTGGACGAGCTGGGCGTGGAGGGGTTTGCGCGGGCGTACGGGAACCAGTGGGACCGGTCGGAGGGTCCGGCGTTGATTCCGGAGTTGGATTGGCGGGCGTGTCGGGACGCTAGCCCGGTGCGGCCGGCGGCGGGGGCGGCGTTGGGGTTCGACGCGGAGGTGAACGGGGCGGACGCGGCGGTGTCGGTGGCGTGGCGGGCCGGGCCGCGGCTGCGGGTGATGGTGGAGGTGCGGCCGGCGACGGGGTGGCTGGCCGGGCGGGTGGAGGAGCTGGCGGGGGCGTGGCGGATCGGGTCGGTCGCCTATCAGCGGGGCGGCCCGGCGGGGCATGTGGCTGACGAGCTGTCCCGGGGCGGCCGGGTCGGGCTGGTGCCGGTGGGTGGCGCGGACTATCAGGCGGCGTGCGCGTGGATGCTGTCCGCGATCACGGGGCGGCAGTTGGCGGTGGCGCCGCATCCGGCGTTGGATGAGGCGGCGTTGGGGGCGGTGAAACGCCCAGCGGGTGACGCGTGGGTGTGGGGCCGCCGGAATGCGGGGGTGTCGTTGGCGCCGCTGGTGGCGGCGATGCTGTCCGGGTGGGGGGCGTTGCACCCGCCGGTGCGGCCGGCCCGGTCAGTCATGGTGATGCCGGAATGATCACGGTGCTGGTGGCGGTCGGCGGCGGCTGCGCCGGTTTCGGCGCGGGGGTGGTGTACGCGGTGCGGCGCTACCCGGCCTGGTTGGCGGAGATGTCCGAGGCGCAGTTGGCGCGGTTGCTGGCGAAGGCTGAGCGGGCGCGGTTCGGGTGAACCGGTTGCTGGCCCGGGTCGCCGGGCTCGAGACCAGGGCCGCGGAGATCACCCACCCGGACCGGGTGCCGTCGGATGCGCTGTCGCTGCGGTACGGCAATGAAGGCCATGTGATGTACCCGCGGCAGAACCCGGACGCCGCGATCGAGTGGGGGTACTGGGCGAACCTGTACGCGTACCGGTGTGTGAACACGGTGGCGGCGACGATCGGCGGGCTGCCGTTCCGGGCGTCTGACGAGGCGGACGGCAACCCGGACCTGACCGCCGGCCTGGCGCAGCTGCTGGGCCCGGCGCCGGGCGGCCCGAACGCGTACTGGTCCTCGGCGTTGTTGTGGCGTTACCTGGTGGTGCAGTGGCTGGTGCAGGGCCGGTTCGCGCTGCTCAAGCAGTACACCGGGCAGCAGTTGGTGGGGTTGTTCCCGTTGCAGGTGCAGGGCTTGTTCCCGGTGCCGGCGACGTCGGGCGGGTCGCCGTTCGAACGGTTCGAGTATCTGCGCGGCACCCCGTATTTCCGGGAGTTCGGCCCCGAGGAGTTGGTGTACTGCTGGAACCCGTCGCAGTCGGATTGGCGGGCGCCGGAGTCGGTGCTGGGCCCGGCGGCGCGGACGGTGAACTTGATGAAGCTGATCGAGGATTTCGACACCAGCTTCCTGGTCAACGGTGGGGTGCCGGCGTATCTGGTGACGACGGAGGCGTTCGCCGGCAAGGATGACCGGGCCCGGTTCCGCCGCCAGTTCGACCGGTTCGCGGGGGCGGCGAACGCGGGGCAGGTGATGTTCGCCGAAAGGCAGTTCGACGGGGGCGGCAAGGCCGGCACCGTGCCGCCGACCGACCCGGTGCGGATCGACACGATCGGGATCAACCAGCGGGACGCGGAGTTGACCGCGTTGCGGGACAACAAGATCCGGGACCTGTGTGTGGCGTTCGGGGTGCCGCTGTCGCTGCTGGGCGACTCGAGCTTGACGCGGTTTCATCAGACGGCTGAGGACCGGCAGTTCTACTACACCGAGACGATCTCTCCGCTGGTGGCGGCGTTGGCGGATCAGGTGAACATCACCCTGGGGGCGGAGCTTGCCGAGTTCGGCTGGTTCGAGACGACCGGGATCCGGGAGTTGGCGCGGCAGCGGGTGTTCACCAATGACGGGGTGGCCGCGCAGTTGGTGTCCTCGAACCTGATCACCCGTGACGAGTGGCGCCTGGACGCGGGCCTGCCGCCGGCGGAGAAGGTCGGGCTGGTCGAGCCGGTGATCGCGCCGCAGACGATCCGGGTCACGGACCCGCTCAAGGGTGGCGCGCCGTTGGCGACCGGGGACGCTGCGGCGCCGGCGAGTCCACCGCCGCCGCCGCCGGCCGCTCCGGCCCCGGCCGGGGCGAGGGGGGATGAGGCGACGGTGGTGGACATTCGGGCGATCGCCGCGGAGCGGCGCCACGCCGGCCCGGACGGGCACCTGCTCGGCGTCCCGTCGGGGCATTTGACCACCGGCACGTTGGAGCAGGCGTTCACGGTGCGGCTGCGCCGCTTCCTCGCCGCGCAGGCCGACACGGTGACCCGCCGGCTGGCCGGGCGTCGGGGCAGGGCGGTGCGCGCGGCGATGGCCGGCAACGTGGAGACACTCTTCGACGTCGGGTTCTGGCAGGCCGAGGCCGCCAGGCTTTTCCCCGAGCATGTCGAGACCGTGCAGCGTGCGGTGGCCGAGTCCGCCGCAGACCTGGAGCGGGCCATCGCCGCCGGCGCCTCCGACGAGGAGCTGGCTGCGACCGTGGAACGCTCCGCCACCCACTACCGGCTCCCGGCCTAAACAAGGAGGCCGCCATGCAGCTCGAGACGCGGGATTCGTTCGGGGAGATCCGCGAGGTCAACGAGGCCGAACACTCCGCCACCATCCGGCTGGTGACCTACGACCAGGTCGACACGTACGGGTCGGTGTGGAAACGCGGCGTGTTCGACGAGTCGCTGCAGACCGGGCACATCCCGGCGGTGTGGGGTCACGACCGGACCCAGATAATCGGGTCGGTTCGGGAGTTCGACCTGCAACCGACGCACGTGGACGTCAACCTCGTCTACGCCGACCTGGACGCGGTCCCGGCCGCGCGGATGGCGTACTCGCTCACCAAGGATGGTCACTGCAAGGACAGCAGCTTCGGGTTCTCCCGGGTCAAGGGCGGCTGGGTCGACCGGCGCAGCGACCCGCATTTCGAACCGTCGCTGCCCGGTGAGCGGGAACGCATTCACAAGGCGCAGCTGGTCGAGTTGAGCCAGGTGCTCAAGGGCTCGGTGCCGGGCAACGGGGTGGTTGCGGTGCGGGCCGACCGGGACATCGAGCAGGCCGCGGACATTGCCGCGTTGATCCTGACCCGTTCGCCGCACCGTTACGAGCCGACCAACGGCGGCGGGTCCGTGTGTGTGCACTGCGGCGGGCAGCCCGACATCGCCGCGCACACCACCACCCGGCAGGCCATCCTGGACCTGGCCACCGTGCCGGTGCGGGAAGCTAATCCGCATCTGCTGATCAGAGCCGCCGACGCGGCGGTGGACACGGCGCTCGGGCTTTTGGCGCGGGAGGCTTTGTCCGAGACCGGCACCGCCGCGTTCGGCCTGTTGATGGCTGCGGACGCTGTGTTGGACCGGTCGCAGGATCTGTTGGAGCTGGCTGACGCGGACGGTGCGGACGGGCCGGTGGGCGCGCTGGTCCGGGCGTTCCCGGGCACGGCACCAGCCCCGGACCCGGACCCGGAGCCGGACCCGGAGCCGGAGGACGACGTGACCCGGCAGTTGGACTGGATCCTCGCCGGCCGCACCGGCTACGGGGTGCGGGTGCAGGCGCACGCCGGGGCCCGCAAGCCGTACGGCGAGAAGGTCGACTACGCCGACCCCGGTCTGCGTGAGGACAAGAAGGCCCGATACCCGATAGACACGGCCGATCACGTCCGGGCGGCGCTGAGCTACATCGGGCAGGAAGCCAACCGGAAGTTCTACACCGCCGAGCAGTTGAAAACGATCGAAGCCCGGATCCGGGCGGCGGCGAAACGGTTCGGCATCGAGGTGAGTGATGACACGGGAAAATGACCGCCCCGGACACCCGAGCCGGGGATCTGCTCACCGGGCCGCAAGCCAAGCTGACCCGCTATTGGACGGTGGGGGAAGGGGCCGCGAAGATCGGCGGTTGGGGGCATCCCGGTGACTTTGACGCCTGCGTGGCGCACCTGACCGGCAAGGTGGCAGACCCCGCCGGGCTCTGCGCCGAATACCACAAGATCGCTACGGGGGCGTGGCCCGGCCATGCAGCCGGTGAACAGACAGGAAGGCGCCGATGACTACGCCGTTGCCGTTGCCGTTGGACACCGACATCACCGCCGGGGACGCCGGGCATATTGCTGCCCACGATTCGCTCGCCTACTACGTGAACCAGCTCAGCTCCGACGGCGGCGGCGGTGGTGGTCTCGGCAACGTGGTCACTGGCGCTCAGGCCGACACCGCGGGCACGTCGATCACCTCCACGGTGGCCGGGTCGGGTAGTTCGAGCGCGGGCCCCGACTCCGCTGTCGCGGTGGGTGACGCCAACGCACTTGGTTCGGCGTCGATCGCGGTCGGTGTGGCCGCCGGTGTCGACAGCGGCGCGTCGCAGGGTGTGTCGATCGGCCCGTACAGCCACGTCAGCGGCATGTTCGGGACCGCGCTCGGCCCGGCCGGGGTACATGCGACCGGCAACGGGACGGTCGCGATCGGCACGGACAGCACCGGTGTCGCGGCGCAGGCGACCGGCGACAACGACTTCGTGCTGGGCACCGCCAGCCACCATGTGCGGGTGGCCGGCGAGCTGCACACGGCCGCGTCGAGCAGCACGAAGGCGGGCCTGAACGTCGCGCCCGGCACGGCCCCCTCCGCGCCGGTCAACGGGGACATCTGGGTGACGTCGGCGGGCATGTTCGTGCGCGTCGGCGGGGTCACCAAACAGGTCACCCTGACCTGAGAAGAAGGCTGCCGATGACCGCGTCGTTGATCACCCAGGTGCCGGTGCACGGCCGCTGGTACGCGTTGGACGGCTCCCCGGCGGTGGGGCATGTGTCGTTCCGGGCGGTGCCGGAGTACCGGCTGGTGCACGCGTCGGACCAGGCGGTGCTGCTGCCGGGGCCGCTGGTGATGCCGTTGGACGGCAACGGTGAGGTGTCCGGGTTCATCCCGGCCAGCGGCGACCCGGACTTCGGCGGTATCGCGTTCGACTACAAGGTGTTCGTGGCGTTGACCGACCGGACCTACTGGTTCTGGTTGCACGCCCCGTCGGCCGCGGGCGGCACCGTCGAGTTGGCCGCGCACTCGGCGTTCCCGGGTGCGGCGCTCGCCTCGACGCCGCCGGGCGGGTCGACCGGCACGGGCGGGGTCGGCATCAGCAACGCGGCGGTGGACGGCAACGGTGACCTGATCATCACCTACAGCGACGGGCGGGTGCAGAACGCGGGGCACGTGAAGGGTGAGCAGGGGCCGCCCGGCGTGTCCGGGCTGTCCGGCATCCAAGGCTCGCTGGACGACCCGACCCAGCTGCCGCCGACCGGTCAGTCGGGTGAGGCGTGGATCGTCGACGGGGACCTGTGGGTCTGGCAATAGGAGGGGTATCCGATGACGCAGTGGACGAACGTCGGCACGATCCGCGGCCCGCAGGGGCCGCAAGGCGCGCAGGGTGACCCGGGCCCGGCGGGTCCGGCGGGTCCGGTCGGCCCGGAGGGTGACCCGGGGCAGCCGGGCGCGGCGGGCGCGGCGGGGGACCCGGGCCCGACCGGTGCGGCGGGGCCGCCGGGCGCGGACGGCGCGCAGGGCTCGACCGGCGCGACCGGCCCTGCGGGGGATCCGGGGCCGGCCGGGCCGCGGGGCGCGGACGGCGCGCAGGGTGATGTCGGCCCGCAAGGCCCGCAAGGCCCAGCGGGGCCGAAGGGCGACCCGGGTGTCGGGGTGGCCATCAAGGGTTCGGTGCCGACCGAGGCTGATCTGCCGAGCTCGGGTAGCGCGGGTGATGCGTGGCTGGTCGAGGACACCGGTGACCTGTGGGTGTGGAGCGCGTAGGTGACCGCCACCTGGTTGAACGTGGGCAACGTCAAGGGCGCGGCCGGCGCGGCCGGCCCGCAGGGCCCGCAAGGCGTGAAGGGTGACCCTGGGCAGACCGGCGCGGCCGGCCCGCAGGGGCAGACCGGTGCGACCGGTGCGACCGGCGCACCCGGCGCCACCGGGCCTACCGGGCCCGCGGGCGCCACCGGACCCGCCGGGGGGCAAGGCGCCAAGGGGGACACCGGCGCCACCGGCGCCACCGGCCCGCAGGGACCGCCGGGACCGGTGTCGAACCGGGTGTACTCCACCACCGAGCGGGTCACCAACGACGTGTGGGTCAACAGCAAACCGATCCACGAGAAAAGCCTGTACTGGACCACGCCGCTGCCCAACAACGGGTCCGTGAACATCCCGCACGCGGTGACCGGGCAGGACTGGCTATGGGTGCAAATGGCCCAGACCTGGGACCCGGCGGGCAAGGCAGGGCTGACCGTCCCGTCAGCCGGGCAATCGCTCGCCAACATGATCACCGTGGGGGTGGACGCGACGAACGTGACCATCCAGACCGGCAACAACCGCTCCGCGTTCACACAAACGGTGATCGTGCTGCGCTGGACCCGCACGGACGGCGCCTGACATGCCCACCTACCAACTGCCCGCCGTGCAGATGACCGGCCCCCCGCCCCAACCCGCCGGGGCGATGCTCATGTCGCTGGCCGCGCCGTCCACCACCTCCACCGGCAGCACCGGCCCGGTGCGGATCACCGCACAGCCCCTCGAGGTCGACCTGCTCATCTACCAGGGCGACGACTTCTACCTCGACGTCACCGTCACCAACCCGGACGGGTCCACCCCGGACCTTTCCGGCGCCGACCCGATGGCGATGATCCGGGTCCACCCCGCCGACCCGGACGTGGTCGCCCAGTTCGACATCACCGTCGACACCGGCGGCCTGCTGCACCTGCACCTGCCCACCGACCAGTCCTCGCTGCTGCCGCTCAACAGCGTGTGGGACCTGCAGCTGACCGTGCCGGACGTGATCACCCTGGTCGCCGGCGCCGTGACCGCCACCCGGGAGGTGACCCGATGAGCGGCCCGGTCGACACCGGCCGGTACGCGGTGGCCGTCGCCGACCCGGAGCCGGTGCCGCAGCTGGCGGTGACGGCGCCGGCACGGCCGCAGGTCG